CTTCCATTAGTGCATTGCTCCCTGTTGCTCTGTTAATAAATCAATAATCTCATCTATTTCTTTCTTTGGAAGTTCACTGTTTGTGTATTGCAGCATCAGAATTGTAAGATCGTTTACAATGACATCCGCTGACCCGAACAAAACTTCGCCTTCTTCAGAATCTTCTAGCTCATCTTGAATAACTTCGTTTGCTGTATCTGTAATCTCTCTTAGGTCTTTAAGGTTTTTACAAAAACAAACGTACTTAGTTTCTTCTGTGTATAGTTCTTTTTCACTGCTACGCTTGGCTATTGATAAAATCATTTCAAACCTAGCCATCCTCTTGCCTTTCTGTGTCGTTATCTCTTAACCATAACGCCAAATCAGATAAAATGTATTTAAATTGTGAACATGGAATAATTGCCATAAGCTTACCGTCTTTCCAAATCTTCATTCCCTCATCGTAAACAGCCCAATTTATCATAGGTAAGCCTCCACTGCTTGTTCAATTGGGT